CCTAGGCATCAACCATCAGATTTACATTCGTGAGTGTAAAAACGCGGGTGCTGATACCTCGGGTTCAACATCAGCCGTGACTGATTACTGTGTCTGTAAACGCGTTGGTACAACTTACAGCGTTTTGATCTATACGGACGCTGCGCACACGAGTCTATTTGATACAATCTCTACATCCGATCCTGACGGTAGCGCACATGATATGAGCTATGTTTATGGCGCATCGGCTTATGGTATTGGATCGGCGCTGTGTTCCTTTGAAGCATCTAATCTTGACCTTCAAGAAGCTACTGACGTTATTATAGGGCCATTCATTAATCCTTTTGCAAGCCCCTTCAAAGGAGGGATGTTTCGATGAGAGCCGTCATAACTACAGAAAACGACGATTATGACATCACCTCCAAGATTCAGGTTCTCAACACGGCATCCGCTGCTAGTGGTGGGCCTTCATTGTATACTGCTCGTGTTGTCTTCGGGGATAGCGTCAAAGATCTAGACGGCACAGGTGGAACGTTTGAGCTCTATATCGAAGTAGACGGTATTCCTATTGAGCCCTATCCACAAGAGATTAAGTTCAGTACGGAAACAAGTACATCTGTTTTCACAGCAGAATTTTGGGCGGGTAACAGCGAGGATATTGACGTCTACGTAAAATCACCCAACGCGGGGGATTCAGATGTTGATGTGACAGTTACACTACTTGACGTGTCCCCTTTGCAATCTGTGACGCGAGGCTATGACACCGCAATATCCTCAACTGGTGTTATCCAAGCTGACGTTGCTGCCATAAGTGGTGACACGGATTCAGCCAACAACCTTGAACTCATGTACGATGGCACAGGTTACACTGATGAGACGGGACCGGCATCACGAAGCCAGGTGAGCAATCTTGGTGTAGGTAGCGCGGGAGCCTTACCGTTTTCCATGACCGACGATAACGTTGATGGCGCATTAAAAGGTGTTACATTTGTAGGAACACAAACGGCTGGAACGTTTCTAACAACGGGGAATGATCCGGCAACCTACCAACAGATTGATAATAATGCTGGAAACCTTGATATTGTTTATCAGGTAGATGTGGGCGGGGACCGGCAATGCGTTGATATTGTTTTCAAGGGTTATCTTGATAAGAAAGGTCGTACCGCCACAATACGCATTTATGACCATGTTGGGGTTGGTTGGGATATAATTGAGACGCTAACCGGTACTGACAAATCAGAAAACACGACGATATCTAATATCCCTCTTGCCGCGAAGTACACAGGCACAGGAGCGGAACTTGGTAACGTCTACATACGATTTACTACTGCGGCTCAGGCTGACGCTGACTTGTATGTAGGAACCTTACATGCGATCTCTCAAAGCACGTCATACTCTATTGGATATGCCGCTGGCGCGATTTGGGTTGATACCCTTAATGGTACAACTAATACAGAAGTTGGCGTTGACGGCGTGGCCGATAACCCTGCTACATGGGCAGCTGCAATCACGCTCAACGCTACATTGGGCTTGGATAGATTTCACATTGCATCAAGTTCAGTGGTTACACTGACCGGTGATAGTACAGATTACACATTCTTTGGCGAGCATCCATGGACGCTTATCCTCGACGGCCAAATTATTGAAGACATTTCCGTTGAGGGTGCGGTAGTAAGCGGCATTGGCACATGCGGCGCAGGTGAAGCATATTTCAAATCGTGCCACATAGGCGACTGTACGCTAGGGAAATCCCATTTCAACCATTGTGGTTGTGAAGGCAAATTGACGTTATCAGACGCCGAGTTGTATATTTTGCATCAATGTTTTGCTGGCGACACTGGTGGAGCGCCTCCTGAAATTGATTTCGGCGCGGCGGTTGGCGATTCAACTGTTGGATTTCGTGATTGGGCTGGCGGAATCAAGCTGATTAACTTAGGCGCGAATGGTACGGATAAGTGTACCATTCAAGGGATGGGCAAGGTTACTGTTGACACAACCTGTGTTGGGGGCACGATTGGCATCCAGGGCAACATGGAGATAACAGATAACGTGGTTGGCGGTTTCCTTGGGACGTTGAACGATCTTGGACGTGTCGATCAACCCGCTATCAACACAGAAGCTGATACCGCGTTGACTGACAACTTAAACATTGATGCTGGTGTTGTCGAAGCAAACATAAAAGAGGTTGGTGACGTTGGTATTACGGATATAGATGATTTCAAGGCTAACCTGACAACTCTCGAACAGTTCGCTTCGGCCGATTGGAAGATTAATACCTCAGACGCTACTCAATATCAGATTGTCTTTTATGCTGCGGGAACCGTTACTGAAATAGCTCGCAAGGACCTCTTCGACTCGGATGGCAATTCTGTTATTGCTCTTACGACGCCGATAGCTTCAATGACAAAGGCATAAAGCTATGCTTGGAGAATACTTCGTCATGAAAGCAATTGTTCCTTCTGGAACTTGCGATTATCCTGCGGCAAAAGATGTCAAGAATGGTGTCTCCTTCAATTCAGGGACACAGACAGGAACCTTTGTAGGTAAGATTGGTGTTGTTGTAGACTCACCCGCCGTGACGGTTACAGTGGAGAATCTCTAATGAATAAGCAACAGGATTATGGTATTGTTTACATCGGTTTAGACTGGCCCTGGCACGGCTCTATTTCGGTCAAGGTTGAATCGGATGTAATACCCGCTGCGGCGAATACGTGGGGTTGGTCGCTTATCTTCTCGCAAGAAGAGGGTGGGAATGATCCTCTATTAACAATTGATGCTATCACGACGGTTTATGACACGGATGGTAACCTTGTAATGACCTTCTCGGCTACTGCTGAGGCTACTGTAGAACTTGTTTCAGGTAAGCTCTATGTTGATTTAACAGCGGATACAGGGTCTGCAATATTCGCTGTAGCTGAAGCCCGGGGATTCATTGTATCGAGATATGCCGCTGGCGCCGACGCATAACCCACGAAGATCAAAGAAAGTCGCAGGAATCGAATGACAATGGCTACAGACGCTAATCGGGCGCTCATCAAGGAGATTTCACGCGAAATAATCAAGGAAGTTATCCCGAATGTCATCGAAGCTCATGTTAACTCATGTGTAGTTGGTAAGGAATTCATTAAGTGGAAAAACCGCTTTACCGGAATTGTTATAGGGTTGATTCTTTGTTCTGGATTAACAGGTGGTACCTTTGTATTATTGATCAAAACAATTCTCGCGTAACCACAAGCTTAGAGAGGAACAGTTCGATGACTCAGATGACGTTAATGGATAGAGAGCTTATTCGAGAAATTGCCCGTGAGACGCTAGCAGAGGTTAGAGCTGAAACGATTGATCAGCGCGACGACTCTAATATGATCAGTACGTATATGAAACATTTTACGTGGAATCGATTTCTTCTTTCATTGGTCGTTATCACATCAATCGTGGGAATCATGATGTTCTGTCAAACCACTTAGTTGAAAGATACCCTGGCTAGGGCTAGAAGGGGGGCTGCGAAAAGGCGCGTGACCCTCTCCCATGCGTCCAACGCGGTTCCCCTTCACTATTTTAGGAGAGAATGATGCGAACCTTGAACTCGAGAGTATTGTATGTAGCTATTCCTTTGGTTATGTTTGTCTTGGTATTAGGGTGTCGAGCTATGCCCGGGCGAAGCAATGAGGAAATTGTTTCAGATATTGCCGAGGTTCAAGCAACCTTATCCCAAGGAGACAAAAGCATTGAGAATGTTTTACAGTCGCTGAAAGCTGGAACACTCTCTGTAGCTGCTGCGAAGATTGAGATATCAGGGCTTCAGGACGCGAAATATAAGGCTCAATCCGAACTCAGTAGGCTCGAAAATGAACAACAAGGGAACACAGGAGGTGGAGGTATCTGGATCTCCCTGCTTTACTCTTTGGGTGGGGTTGCATTAGGCGGGGCTAGTCTCTATTTCCCATTTGCGCGTCCAGCTATGATGGTTATCAAGTCTTTGATTCGAGGAGTTGAAGCATCGAAAAGCGACAGGGTCAAAACCATTATTCAACAAAGAGCGATTGTTGATGGCGCTGAGAGAAAATTAAATTCTTTTGTGAAAAAGTTCATCTCCGAATAAACGCCGTCTAAGCCACGCAAACGTGAAGAGGTCCAATCTAACCTGGACCTCTTCTTGCGTGTCGTCTACCCCCCGGGATTACATACCTCATAAAGTCTAAAGCCACAGAGCTCCAGTGTACATCTATTCAGGTTTACTGAGCGTGTCCACCCCCATAAAGAATATCTAAATATTTCTCCTTTTTCCAGTTGACAGATATATATATTTAGGTTATAATATAACTATAGATGGGATCAAGGTAGTAATGCGTTACTGAAATGAAAAGGGAGATGAAGATGCAAATACTGGAACAAGCGCAAGACCTGGATGTAAGAAACGCTCGCATGAAGTTGGCTACACTCAGAAGTCTTGAAAATCATGTGGATAGAGAGTGGAACAGAGGCGAGATTAGCCTTGATATTCTTGTTGAAGAATCGGGGTTGGATATTCAAAGCGTCAACAAGGCTCTTGGAATGTTGGAGTTGGGTGAACTTTATTCAGGAGGACACAAGTGCATGAGGATGAGTGATACGTTCTTTTATGCGATTTCTGACGCTAGAACAAAAGGGTTTGTTTACAAAAAGCTGAATGCTACCGTCACGATTGATTGGACTATTCCCGTTGTTGAACTCGACGTCTAGGAGAGAGATTTATGTCTAATTACGCTACTGAATTGGCTTTTAAGGTCAAAGGTTGTACGCCCAACGAGTCTAAAGTTCTTACCTCACTCGCTGAACATGCTGAAGAGGGTGTGAATGTATGCTTAGTTAGTCTCGCTATAATCGACTTAGACACCAGCCTGGGCCTCGAAGAGATCAAAGAGGCCATCGAAGGATTGAGTAACGCTCGAGTTGTCACACGCATTCATATGGACAGGGTTTGGAAAGACCTTTATTTGCTCAATTTGACAAATGACCCGTTGGATCCGGTTTTCTTGGTCTCTAAATGGGGAGCCTTCCTTCGAGGTTTTGGCTCAGAAGGCGCCGAACTCGAACTCGAAGCGATGAAGATGATTATGAGACTCAGAGATCTGGAATCTAACGCTAAGATCGTTCTCAGCTCGCTGTGTGGAAACTCTGATGAGAATGGCGCAGCGATCGTCGATGTGACCAAGAATGCTGTGGAGCTGGATCTACACCCTAATACGATTAAGAAGCATCTGGTTGTGCTTGAGGACCTCATGTATATCGTTAGGAGTATGGATCCGGATCATCCGGAGCTTTTCTTCATCAACATCGAGAAGATCATGATGGATAGCGCAGCAGCCAGCAACTCAGAAGAGTAGGAAAGACCGGGGCCTGTTAAGTCTAGTATGCTCTAGGGCTTGACAGGCCCTTTATTACCAGTTGACAAATAGCTTATATTAAGGTATAGTACAGACATTGGTCAGGAACACACAGGTGAAGATTAACTAAGGAGAGGTTTCAATGTCGATCAAAGCGCTTACATCGATTCAGGGGCTCGAAGGACTCAATGCTTACGAGAGGTCTATTTTGTCTGTTCTTGCCCACCACGCTGACAAGAATAACGTTACTAAAATCTATAATCGTGAGCTAATGAAACAGGCTGGATGCTCTGGATCACATTCCCAAAAGGTTATTAGAAGTCTCAAACGACAAAAGATAATCAGCTATACTCCGGTTGTTGGGCGTGGCGCAATTAACGCATATCACTTGAATTTTGTCAACGAGTAGGAGAGATTTAGATGCACTATCTTTCGATGTTAGCGACGGAAAAGGTATCTGGGCTTACCGCAAACCAAATACTTGTATTAGTGGATTTAGCACGCGGAGCTGATCAAGAAACAGGCGCTAACAGGTTAAGTAAGAATGAGATGCATAGACGTATAATGTTAGCCCCAAAAACCATCTTTTTATGTATTAAGGCTCTTGTCGAGAAGGGGCTTGTCTTAAAAGTGGCAAGAGTAGACCAGAAAACAAAAATGGACCTCAGTAACGAGTATTATTTGATTTGTTGCGCCTCAATCGCTAAAAAGTGTGTCGATCGAGGATTGATGGAAAGTCCTAAAAAAGAAGAAAATACCTATTTATCGGTAGGTCATGAGAACAACCCCCCCATGTCACCACAACCTACCCCCCCTATGTCACCACAACCTACCAGTATAAAAGAACACCCTAAAGACTTACAGCAACTACAACACCAAATAGAAGAATATAACGCGGCTCCAAAAAAGCTCGCCGCGTCGAGGGTATCTTCTTCTTCTCGACGATCCAAAGGGGAAGGTTTTTACAGCCTATTCTCGAAAGGAACATCAACAAGCGAAAAACTCAATAAGATCGTTAATAATAACTTTTTCAAATTCCACATAGATAAGATATTGGAAGACACAATACCTGCGAGACCCGATCGAGATATATCCCTGGATATTACGTCGGAGATACCTAATTCAGAGGACCAATCCAAGGCCATCGAGATAGCCTCTAAATATTCAGATACAGAGCCAATCTTTGTATCGAGAGTGAAGCTCATCAAAGCCGCTGATAGTCTTATTTATTTCTTGAGCCCAGATGAACTCGCTAATGTTCTCGATAATGGACTTGATACTCTAAAGCTTATTCTCGAATCAAAAGAGATCGTTACTAAGATTAACACAAGACTCTTAAAGCGGCTGCGTGTTTCTCCGTCCACCCATGCTATCTTCGATCTTGATGAAGCTCCAAGGGTTTTTACAGTCTATGGTGTATTTGAGCTTCTTAAGCTCGGGGTAGAGAGATGGGCAGCGGCTTGTCTTCAGGTGGTTAAGATTCCTGATAATCCTGTTCGTAATTTTGATACGCTCTGTACCGACGAGAAAAATCCCCCTTTCATCGAGTTTGTGAAGATGTGGAACTACTTTGTGAAGTTGGCTGGACTAGCTTGTGACGAGGTTTCGGAGATATTTAAACCGAATTCAACATGCGAGCGTCACTTTCACATTCGTTGGAGGGACAGCCTGTGGCGTGAGAATCTCTTGTACACCTTAAGTAAGATGTTCACAAACCCGTACTTCCGAGGTGAGTCTCAGGGCGCTGATTCTCCCATATCAATCGATAGGTTCCTGACCAACAGCAAAATCGTTGCTACCTATGCCGACAAAGGTGGAGAGGCTTACGTCTTCGAGGACAGCAAGATGAAAGCCCCCGTTTCAGTAACGCGTTACTAAAATGGTTATCCTAATTATTTTCTTAGATTCTTCGCTTGACTTTTATACGTATTTAGATTATGATATAACTATAAGCCTCAACTGAGAGCAGCATAATCTTGTAACAGAGAAAAAAGGAGAAGCGCATGATTAACCCTGACACATTAAAAACAAAGCTGGCGCGTACTGAACGACGTTGCGCTCGTTGTGGAAAGACTCTTCCTTCCTCTGAGTTCTATAACCCCTTCACAGCTTATTGTAAGCCCTGTTCCTGTTCCTATCAGCGAGAGTATTGCCAACGCCGTAACGAGCTGGTCAAGCAGATCGAAGCTAAAAAGCAAACTCTCTAAGGAGCGTGAGATGTATTTTCCAAGAATCGCTGGGCCTATTGATCTATTCTCAATCAATCAAAGCTCAATACGATACACAGATATTGATCGGGCGTTTATTCAGTCCCGTGACTTTGAGACACCCGAGATACGTCTCGTCATTGCAGCTATCTTCGAGAATTCAACTCGATACGGTTCACACCTATTGCGTCTCAAAGATATCGCCAAGCTAACACAGCTCCCCTATGGTGTTGCCTCAAGCGCATTCTACAAAGCTATTCGAGAAGAGTATCTTATCAGAATTCAACAATCAGCTCCGGATGGAACCGCCGCTCCTAATTTCTTAATGATTCCTATGGAGGTTTCCATATTCTACTTGAGCCTGATGCGCTGTTGCACAAGCTGCGGTAGGTTACTCGAGGAACAGTATTATCGTTCGAGTGATTCAAAGGTTTGTCTTCCTTGCGAGCGTCAGCAAGGGACATGTTCGCCCAGGGAAGCTTTTTATGTTTTAAATGAGCTGGAGACGTGGCACAAACATTTAATTCACGATAGTTGGTTTGATACAAAGCGCAAGAGTTGGTTTGATTTAGAGGGCGCGTAATGCACGAAGGAAAGTTTGACCCACTGATAAGCTGGATGGAACACAACGGCTTTAACTTAATATCCATCGCCGTTATTGAACATCCTTGCGCCAGCCTTATTGTTTTGATTCATACCAACGAATGTACTGTTGAGGAAATCTTTCCATCACGGAGCGGGCTTAACTTCGATCTATTTCCTGAGATTTGTAATATCTTGATCCAAAAATTCGATGTTTACAAGGAAAACCGATGAGTAAAATGGAACTCAAGATCGCTAACCTGACACTCAGAGCTCTAAAAGAAAAGCTGGACAATGCAACCGCAATCATAAATACAGCTGCGGAGATTACTGTAAGAGTTCAGAAAACACTTAATAAGATCAAACTTGAACTCGAACAAGACGCTGATGAAACCGGTGTTGATGATCCCGATGGCGCATGGGACAACAAGTATACGGATAATGACGCTAAAACACCTGAAGATCAAACAGTACCGGGTCGCCACGACACGTAAACGCTTTGGGGGTAGGAATTGTCCACCTTTGATACTGGATCGCTTAGAACGCATTACAGGAGAGGATAAAACAATGAAACGATGCCCACGATGTGGAATTACAAAGCATCTTGATGAGTTTGGAGTCCATAAATCTGGAAGACAGGGATATTGTAAGATCTGTGCGATTGAATACAATCTCCTTTATCGCAAAGCTCACCCTAAGTACCATGCCGCTACTATGAGAGATAGATATCGGGACGACCCTGAGGCTAGACGTAGATCTCTTGCGAGGAATAAAGCAACCTATGCCAGAAAACAAGGAAATATCAAATTGGGCGCCTCTTGTGAGATTTGTGGTTCGACCGATGAGATTCAATTCCATCATCCCAATTATGATAAGCCTCTTGAAGTTATGAATCTCTGTTACAAGTGTCACAGAAAGCTTCATGCAGGTATGCGTCGAGCGGAGAGAGAAGTAGCGTGATTATTAATAGAGAGTCCTCTTACAACCAAAGCAATCGACGGATTCAAAACCCCAGGAGATGTAAGAGGGCGCTTTTTTTATTTTATAGGTAGAAAGGTCATATCATGTTCATTTCAGTAACGCTATTCAGTGGTGCGATTATTACACTCTTGCTCCTTGCGCTGATCAGGCGTAAACTAAGTATGAAGTTACATAAGTTTTTCAGCTGGTCCAAGATATTTTCTGGTTCACTCATTAGGAGATTGGGTTATGTCATTCAGCAAGAAGAATAAGAAGCGTATTCATCAACTTATTCGAAAGCCACATGGCCTGGGTTATCAGCGAATTGACCCGATCTCAAAGAAGTTTCTTTCAGATATTCGTTCTAAGGCCACCGATCGTAAGATTCGTATCGCAGCTATCTTTCGAGCGAGTGGACAGTCCTGGAACCTTATTGGTAAGACACTCGGGTATTCTTCTGGAGAATCAGCCCGCGTAACAATCCTTATGCACTACCGTCAGAAGTATCTTACGTATCTGAAAGAAGAGTCTGAACGTCTTGACCGTGACCTGCCTATTCTTGCGAAGTCTACTCTTGAGTCAATGATGACCGCGCAAAGAGATGATACATTAAAGCATACAGATACTGAGGGTGTTATCTCCTATGAAAAGAAGACCATTACCAATAAGGAGGAGAGTCGTATCAAGTCAGCGGCTATAGCTCTCCGTCATTCAGATAACGCTAAGGAAAAGCTTCTTCGCATCGAACAAAGGATTGAGGCTACCCAAAAGGTTGAAGTTAAGTTAGATGTGGGCGCTGCGATCAAGAAGACACTAGATACGCTTCTATTGGATGGAGCCTTAGACGCAATCCTTGAGAATGACGCGGCTGAAGATGACGCTGACGAAGCTACTGAGATTGATAATGATGAAGAAGGCGTTACTAACGAGTAGCATAAGAGGTAGAAAGCGGAGTTGATTTGGTCATGGCGAAGACACAATCCAAGATGGACTGTCTTAAGCATCTTACTGAGACGATTGTAAAAACAATCTATCTCAACCCGTACGTTAAGATGGAGCCAACCTCTAAGCAACTTCGCTTTCTATCTCTTTCTTGTCTAGAAGCTATGTTTGGTGGTTCAGCGGGAGCCGGTAAGAGTATTTCATTACTTGCCGGCGCATTACAGTATGTTAATGAACCCGGCTACAACGCCTTAATCATCAGACGTACTTATGGAGAGTTATCTCTACCAGGAGCCCTAATAGACGTAGGCCATCAGTGGCTCGATAATACAAAAGCTCAGTGGAGTGAGATAAAGAAGGTCTGGACATTCCCATCAGGAGCTACCCTAACCTTTGGATATTTATCAACATGGGCTGACCGTATGAGATATCAAGGATCTCAATACTCATTCATTGGCTTTGATGAGCTTACCCAATTTCCAACAGACCTACTGTATCTTTACATGTTCAGTCGCCTACGACGCGTTAACCACAGTAACATTCCATTGAGAGTTCGTTCAGCGACTAACCCAGGGGGCCCTGGACATTCGTGGGTGAAGAAACGTTTTGTGAGGGGAGATATGCCCTTCATTCCCGCAACGATTCGAGACAACCCTTATCTGGATATTAAGCAGTATCGTAAATCTCTCGAGAAACTCCCACTTGTTGAACGCGAACAATTACTTAACGGTGACTGGGATATTCTAGAGAGCGCTGTAGTGAAGCCTGAGTGGTTCCAGATTATATCTAAGGATTCAGTACCTGATGATGATGAGGATGCCTTTACCATCTTTGCTTTAGATATGGCTGCTACTCCTGTATCATCTGCTAATCCAGATCCGGACTTCTCAGCTCTGATTCAGTGTTACGTTTGTGGCAATTCGTGTTACCTTTTGGGTGTATGGACATGGAGGGAGACTCCTCATATCATTAAACGGAATGTTAGAAACGTACTGTCACAACACAAGAATGCTGTCCTTATTGTCGAGCAAGAGCCTGGGGCTTCCGGTAAAATGGTTATCGAGGATATGCAGCGTGATTTTAGTAACGTTACTGTGTTATCTTCTCCATGTACAGGATCTAAAAGATCTCGTTGGATACCTCTTGTAGCTGCCGCTGAGGCCGGCAACATTAAGCTCGTTGAAGGTAAGTGGAATAACACATTCATTGAACATATCGTTCAAGTCGAGGATCATGACGATGTTATGGATGCTGTCGCAATAGCTTACAACAATAGAGATCGTTTGCGTCCAGTTTCAATTTTTTAATAAAGTTAAGACTTAACAACTTGACACAGTGCGTGTTTCAGTTTATACCTATATTAAGAAGCAAAGAATCTACACTTGGAGGCAAGAGCACGATTATGTCTACAGAAACAGTTGCGCCGAAGAAACCAACGCGTGATGTAAGAAGTAAAGAGATGGACCTGGTTCACGCAAAGTTATCCGTCTCCGGCGAGGGACAACTAGAAGGTTATGCTTCCGTATTCAATGTTGTTGACTCTTATGGCGATTCAGTTGTACCTGGGGCGTATAAGAAAACCATCAAAGAGCGTGTCTCTTCAGGTAAAGTAGCTCTTATGTCTCGTCATGCCGCATATGGTGGCGATGTATCCGATATCGTTGGCACAATTACCGAGGCTGTTGAAGATGACTATGGCCTCAAGATCTCCGCTACCTTTTCGGGAGTTACTCATGCACAAGAAGTTCGCCAACTCGTCAATGAGGGACATCTTTCGGGGCTGTCAATTGGTTATGCGGTCATTCAGGAATCTAATAGACCCGAAGATGGTGTCAACCTTTTGGAAGAGATCGCACTCTACGAAATTACACTCACACCTTTTCCAGCAAATGATGATTCAAGAGTTCTGTCCAGTAAATCAGATAAGAGTCTTTCAGGCGAAACACTGTCAGCCGAGGAAATGGCCGAGCGCACTTCGATCAAAGCCGCGCTCACCGAGACCCTCACTGATGTACGAAGACGCCTGCGTGTAGCTAGGATGCACTCAGCGTTCATTAATAACTAAGGAGAATTGATATGCCTACGAACAAAGAGAAAGCCGAGGCTCTTCTCGGTAAGATGGATGCAATCGAGGCCAAGCTGGTCAAGGCTGATACTGATCCTGAACTCGCCAAGAAGATTGACGAGCTGAAGGCTGAATTCACCGGGCTTGAAACGGAATATGCCAAGCTCATCGAAGAGGCAAAGGCCACCCAGGCTCGTACTGATCGTCGGGAATCCCTCAAGCTCATTACGGATGCTCCGGCTGACGTCGTGATTGATGATGAACCGAAAAGCACGGACGTTGCTGTAACTCGCACCTCCAAGCGATCGGATTACTCGGCGCTTTCCAAAGGTCTCATGGATGGCCTTAAGGGCGCGGCTATTTCCGATTCTATGCGGGATGCCTTGAAGCCCAAGTCTCAGGGTTGGAAAGACGGAGCCCAGGGTTTCCGTGTTCCTGATTTTATGGCGAAGCGTATTCTTGGCCCGATGTTGGGTAAGGCTGTTCAGAGTGACGACGCTGACAATGGCGCCAACCTTTGGGAGCCCGTTCGTGTGCCCAAGATTTATGGCCCCACCGAGTTTGAGACCGGTATTATCGACCTCGTTACTCTTTTCCCGACCAACTCCGGTCAGGTTAAGGTGCCTATCGTAGCCGGAACTGCCGGCCGTCGCGCTGGTGTCTCTGTTTCGTGGCTTGATGAAGGTGATGACAAACCCGAAACCGAACCCGTGCTCACGACCAAGACGATTGACTTGGATGAGCTCGCCGCCATGACCGTTATCTCTGATACCATGTTGGCCCGAGATACCACCAATCTGCTTCCTTGGCTTTCTGACAAGCTCAACGGCGCCGTTACGGATACCATCGAAACCGCTATCGAATCCGGATCTGGAACTGGACAGCCCGAAGGTGTTGTTACGGGTGTCGCCGCCGCAAACATCATCGCTCGTGAAACTGCTGGCGCGGTATCTTACACAGATATCGTTAGCGTTATGCGTCAGCCCAATGCTGGAGCCCGCAGAGTTGGCGCGTGGTTCCTTGATTCTGAAGTTGTGACGGCCCTCATGCAGCTTCCTGTCAGCGCAACTGATGATCGTAGGCTCTTTATGGCTTCAATGGCCACGGGGCCATATGATCGTCTTATTGGCAAGACTTACGTCGAAGGTGACGGCGTGGGCCTTGGTGTTTCTGGTGATGTGATTTTTGGCGACTGGAAGAATTATTTCCTTGCCATTACCGGTGAAGTTGTTATCTCGATGTCCTCGCACAGGTATTTCGAGAAGAACATGACCGCTGTCAAGGTATTCGTCCTGGTCGGCGGAGCTGTTGTTTCCCCGACCGACTTCGCTATTCTTGGCGCCGCTTCCGCAAGCTAGGCGATTTCTACCGTTTCAGTAACGCGTTACTGAAATGATCTCAACTAACAGTCAAGGGAGGCTGAGGTGTAAGGAGCCTCGCCTCCCTGATTGTTTTTAACCCAACACACGCTTAATATTCAAGGAGAGGGATACGCAGCCATGAGAACTGATAAGTACCGGATTTTGCAGAAGCTTCCACTGTTCGAAGATATCGTTGGATACGCCGGCGCGTCCATAGGAGATATTGTTACGCTTCCAAACAGAGGAAAAGTTAGACAGCTACTCTCTCGTGAAGCTATCGAGATGATCCCTAACACCTCTGGATCTATATGTGTTCGTCCTCATAGCCCAAACGTTGTGTATGTTAAACCACAACCTGAAATGCACACGTTCTCAAAGATGGATGCTTTAGAGAAATCAAATCCACAACTCATAGGATTTAATCAGGAACGCGATGCGCTTGGTGGTCATCTTATCGAGAGGGACCCACCCAAGATTGCTTTGATTACATGGATGCGTAATTTCTATTCCGGGGGTCGAATCTACTTTTATCATATTCTCTGGTCTCTTCGCCGTCTTGGGGCTATCGTTTATCTCTGTGTGGATCAAAAACCTGTTTGGGAGAAGGATTTCCCGGGCTTTGAACCTATTTATGTCAACAGTATCAAGAAACTCCCTAAAGACATCGACATTGTTATAGGTGGATCTACCAACTCAACGATGGTTGAACAAGCCCAGGCTTTTGCCAAGAAGGTTAATGCTCGTTATATCTCTTTCTCCTTCGAGGTATCCGATTTCATTGCACAGACAGATCCTGAACTTTCCAAGGCGCATCGTGATCAGGATGATTTTGGTAAGACGCTTCAACCGAATCTCATGGTAACTCTGGAGGATAAGGTAGGGGCGTCATTCGCTAAGAAAGCTTTTCCAAACATTAATAAGTGGGCTGCGCTACATCCGGCTGTCAATTCAATGGCGGTTGATAGGGCGTTACTTTCAACAAACCCACATCCTGAATATCCATACCTTGTTGCCTCTGCCCGCAAAACCAAGTCAAAGAACCTGGGGCTCTGCGAACGTCTGGTTCGTGAATGCGCCGAGAAGTATCATCGTAATCTTGACCTGGTTGTATTCTCTTCTCACAGCGGTAAAGAGGTTATCTCAGGTAAGAACAAAATCATCTATATGACTGGCGCCGATGAAGTATCCAAGCTTATTTATATGCGCCACGCGGCGGCTGTGCTTTATCCTACGACCTTCGAAGGCTACGGCATGGTACCTTCTGAGGCTCTTTCATTGGGGACGCCAGTCGTGGCTTATGACATCCCTGTTCTCGTCTCTAATTATGGCAAGGACATTAACTTTGTTCCTATTCGGGATGAGAAAGCATTCATAAGCAAAACGATGGAGATTGTAAATAAGACAATTGAGGTTCCTCGAGAAACACAAAAGAGAGTTCGTGAAAAGTATTCGTTATACAACATGCCTGCGCGTATTGAGAACCTTCCCTATCTAGCCATTAACAAGAAACGCGTTAGCGCCCACATGATCGCATATTCCGCTTCAGGTCTACCGCGTTACGCTATCGAATCAGTCTATCCTTACGTCGATGAGATTCTTATCGCTTACGGTCCTGTAGGTGACGCTATTAAGGCTGGTTGGAAGGAAGATGGAACTCTTGAAGATCTTAGGAGCTTACCTGATCCGGACAACAAGATTAAAATCTATGAGAAGTCTCTTTGGGGCGACAAGAGACAAATGCGTCAATATCTTGTTGATCGCATGGATGGTAACTTTCAGCTGATTCTTGATGGTGATGAGATCTGGACAGGTATCAAGCATGTTATTGATAGCCCTAACAACACATCGAGAATTCGTATCGTAGGCTTCTGGCATGATGATAAACATTGGGCGTATGGACAGCCTGGGGATACGCGTTGGGGCGAAAAACTTCCTAAGTATCCGATAGGCTCTATCTTCACTCATTATCGCGCATCCAACTGGAGATATAGCTATCGATTCAAGAGTCATCCAACGCCGGTTCCTCCTGAAAATGTTCAGAACCCTTCAATTACACTTCTTAAAAGAGCCAAACCGTGTTACGATACATGTGTGTGGCATCTCGGACATTGTTTACCAAAAGAGATTATGCTTGCTAAGTTTGAATTCTACAATCGAAGGGATGGAAGAGATCAGAAACGCTTAGATCGTATGAAAGCGTGGCTCGATTGGAATGGTCAACTTGGCGACTATTATGACTGTATTGTTGAAGAGGTAAAGGTCCCTTTGCCAGGTGTTGTCCGACGAGCTTTTGATGGTATGAACTCGTGGAAAACTAAGGCGAACGAGTGAGAGGCCGTGGAGATTAACAATCATGAACCCGCTGAAATGGCTTGGATTCGGACGTAGTAAAAATATAGACACCACGAGCCTAGACAGTAAAGCTTCTAACTGGAGCGATGTCTTAGCTGACGTATGTCTAGCTGGAAATGAAATCCCTAAGCCTAAGTGGGGGAATACTGCGAAGTTGTCTCTCATGACGGTCAACCCAACAATCTCTGCGTGTCTACGCGAGATATCAACGTCACTTGTTGAACCTAGCCTTCAAGTAGGTACAGAACGTGATGGTGAGTTTACGCCTGATCCGTCTAACCCGCTTCAAGCTGTGTTGGATAGGCCTCATCGCCTTCTATCGATGAAGACGTGGCTCAAGCTCGTTGTTGAGCGTTATTATCTCACAGGGGCTGGCTACGCTATTCGATATGATGATGATTCCTTTCTGCCCGTCCCTACGGACAAGGTTGAAAGAATTGCGGTAGGATCAGACCTTTTGAGTGGTTATCGTATTCTTCCTAAACGAACACCAGTGCTTCCAGAGGATATGTTTGTACTTCAGGAGCTTGACCCTAGATATTACTACAAGCCAATGTCTCCTGTTGATTGTGTTGTCGCCGATGTTATGCTTGACGCTGAAATTCAAACGCTTCTTTTGGAAGTGACACGTAATCTCGATATCCCTGGTACGGTCATTGCCTTGAATAAGCCAACCTCTTCAAAGAAAAACCAAAGGGTACGCACAAAGATCTCAGATGGTTATGGTAAAGGTAATCGCGGACGGACGCTTGTTCTAGGTGATTCAGGCGCAGATGTAAAGATTAAAACTCAGAACCCGTTGAAAGACTTCGCAATGACGGAAGCTCTCGATATGATTGAGGCTAGAATTACCTCAGCTCTTGGTGTCCCTGGAGTTCTCATCGGGGGTCATTATGGAAATAAGATGAGCACTTACAGCAATTATGCTGAGGCCCGCGCAAGTTTCTACATGGAAACAATGCTACCGCTGTGGCGTAAGGTTGAGAGCGAGCTGACGGACTTCATGGCTACGGATAATTATGTTATCCGGTTTAATTTGGATGATGTGGAAGCTCTTCAACCTGATATAGAGGGAGGCGTAGTATAATGAAGATTGAACAACTATTATCATTCCTTGGTGGTGGAGTTGATTCTGAAACCGCCCGTAAGCTTTACGAATCAGCCAAGATTCATATACTCGACCTGGCTGGTGTATCTGTTGGTTCTACAGAGATTACGGTGATGGCTCAATCCTTTGGGTACGCTCATTTCCTTAATCTACCTACGGGACCCATCAAAACAATCACATCAATCACTCGTTTAGGAACAACGACCGCTGTTTCTTCATCGGCTTACATTATTCCTCCGATGTCTTACGCTGTTTTCAGGCCGAGCGGGAGCTGGACGCCGGGTATCTATACCGTTATTTACACACCTTTCTATTCTGAGATTCCTGAAGACCTCGATCATGCAACTGCAATGCTTGTTTCAAGACTCTATGACGCGAGAGGCGCTAATAACATTTCGGCCGGCGGTGTCTCTCAAACGTGGCCTGAGTTTTATGCCTCAGATATCATGAGCCTTGTTAATCAATACAATACAGGAACGGTATAACATGTTTTCCCAAATTGAAATCTTGAGACTTGTAAAGAGCCCGGATGGCCAGGGGGACATTACTCGTGAATACGAACATCTCACGTTTGCTCAGGGAGCTGTCGAAGTCCACCAGAACATTACTAAGATGGCTCTTCGGTCCAGCGTAGATATTAAACGTGGAGATGTTGCTGTAATTGACGAAGAGAGATACGTTCTCAATGAACGACTCTCTAATTCTCGAGCTCGTTATGTGCTTTGGACGACGGAACGAGGAATGGAGTAACATCCAATGGCTCAGATACGTGTACGTTTGAACGAGGCGTTACTGAAAAGCATTATTAAAGGTGAAGAGTCAGATCTTATCACCAATGCCGCTGATGACATTGTTGACGCCGCTAAGGACCTATGTCCTGTTCGCACTGGATGGCTTCGAAGTCGTATACGCGTTGCAGGAGCTAATCATAATGAAGTCCTTGCAGAGGCTTACTACGCGTCTTATGTTGAGTTAGGAACAAGATTCTCAGCTCCTCAACCCTTTTTACGCCCTGCGCTGGATATTG